GGGCGAAAGTCTGGGGCCTCGGGAGGGGAAACCGCGCCTGGCCCAAACTTTTCGCCCCCGCGAGTTAGCGACCGGGGGACAGGTCAACTCAATTCCCTAAATTCAGGGGGAAATCATCAGCTGAGCCCAGCTGATTTTCAAAGATGGCAGCGCTTATGAACGCCGCCGATCCATCTTCTTCTATGATGCCATCAACGACATCTGCATGCGTAATTTCTTTAGCCAGAAGGTGAAAGCTTACTGCGACCGTTGGCCATCTCTTGGCCAAATGCCCACGGATGTCCGCCTGCACTTTTGTATCGACCTGATTGAAAAGCGCCTCGAAGTGGTTGCCTGTCACGATCTTGCCACTGCCTTTGAGATGGGTCTCATACACTAGGGCGCTCACGACCGGGTTACGCACTCTGTCCAAGTGGGAAATTACGCTGAGCAATTTATCACAATCGTCGAAGAGCTTATTGCCTGATCGAACACCGATCTTGACCTCGACGATGGCTTCGGGGCGAAGAAACCCACCCAGTAATAGGTCAAATCGCATCTTCCCGAGCGCTTTTCGAGTGCCCGTCGATGAAGATGAAGTCATGACATTTACCACGCGCGTGCACAGCGCTTCCACTCTGACTTCACGATATGGTTTTCGAGCTGCTCGTAACAGCGCAGCGGTGAGTAGGTACTCAGTAGTTGTGGGATCTGCTCGATATTCCGCGGCTTCAATATGTTCAGATTGATGAAGCCTCGCTCCAAGCTGGAGTATGTTCAGAAGATCATTTTTGGTCATGAGCAGTCTCTATCCGAGCGCAAAGTGACTGAACACCGCCAAGGATGATTGCGACCCCCAAATAGGCACAATTCGCGAATGATTCCCGGGTTGAACGCCATGCTGCTCGTGGTCGGCGAAACTCAAAATATGTTGAAGGACCTCCATGTCGCAGGAATGGCCGGCCCAGAGCTGCGAGTTCTGGCCGATAGAAGATATCACGCCCTACGCGCGCAATTCCCGCACGCACTCAGATGAACAGGTCGCGCAGCTCGCGGCCTCGATCCGCGAATGGGGCTGGACCAACCCCGTGCTGGTCGACGAGGACGGTGGCCTGATCGCTGGCCACGGACGCCTGCTGGCGGCGCGCAAGCTGGGCCTGACGCAGATCCCGACCATGGTCGCCAAGGGCTGGAGTGAAGCGCAGAAGAAAGCCTACATCATCGCCGACAACAAGCTGGCGCTGAACGCCGGCTGGGACCTCGAGATGCTCGCTGTCGAACTCGGCGACCTGCAGGGTTTCGATTTTGACCTGATGCTGACCGGCTTCTCGGATGACGAGTTGTCGAAGCTGCTGGCCGAGAAGACCGAGGGACTGACCGATCCGGACGAGATCCCCGAAGCCCCGATCGAGCCCGTCGCCAAGCCCGGCGATGTCTGGCTGCTCGGCAAGCACCGCCTCGTCTGCGGCGACAGCACTGATGCTGATACCGTCGCCAAGGCGCTGAACGGTATCACGCCGCACCTGATGGTCACCGATCCGCCCTATGGCGTGGAGTATGATCCAGGCTGGCGCGAGAAAGCTGGCGTTGCCGCCTCGGGCTCCGCCAAAGGCAAGGTGTTGAACGACGATAAGGCAGACTGGCGCGAAGCTTGGGCCTTGTTCCCGGGCGATGTGGCCTATGTCTGGCATGCCGGCCTGTTCGCTGGTGTGGTGGGCGATAGCCTTGCCGCCAGCGGCTTTCAGCTCCGCTCCCAGATCATCTGGGACAAGGGTCAACTGGTCCTCTCGCGCGGCGATTACCACTGGGAGCATGAGCCCTGCTGGTATGCCGTGAAAAAGGGCGCCACGGGTCATTGGGCCGGCGATCGCAAGCAGACGACCGTCTGGCACATCGCCAAGCCGAAGAAGAACGAGACGGGTCATGGGACCCAGAAGCCGGTCGAGTGCATGAAGCGCCCGATCGAGAACAATTCCAGCCCAGGCCAGGCGGTGTACGAGCCGTTTTCAGGCTCGGGCACCACCGTTATCGCCGGCGAAATGACTGGCCGTTCGGTCCACGCAATCGAGCTAAACCCGGCCTATGTCGACGTAACCATCAAGCGCTGGCAGGATTTCACCGGCGCTGCCGCGACCCTGGAAAGCGATGGCCGGACCTTTAACGAGATCGCGGCTGGGCTCCCCCAGGAATTGAACGATGAAGCCCGGAACGAAACCCAAACCAACCCATCTGAAGCTGATTGAGGGTAATCGCGGCAAACGTCCGCTCAATCGCAAGGAGGCCACTGTGCCTGCGGCACTGCCGGCACCGCCGCCGCATCTGACCGCTGACGCGCTTGAAGAGTGGAACCGCGTCGCGGTTTGGCTGCATCGGATCGGCCTCTTGTCCGAGGTCGATCGAGCGGCGCTCGCCGCCTACGCCCAGGCATACGGCCGCTGGGTCCAGGCCGAGCGCGCGATCGCGAGGATGGCCGAGAAGGACCAGCTGACCGGCGGCCTGATGATCAAGACTTCGAACGGCAACGCCATCCAGAACCCGCTCGTCGGCACCGCCAACAAGGCCGCCGCGGACATGATGCGTTACGCTGCAGAATTCGGGATGACGCCCAGTGCCAGAAGCAGGATCTCAGCCGAGGCGACGTCGGAAGGCGCCGACCCGGCCGACCGTTTCTTCAGCTGACCGGACGACCGACTATGCGCGGGCGGTAGTGGCCGGCGAGATCGTCGCCGGGCCGCACGTGCGCAATGCCTGTCGCCGTCACCTCGACGACCTGAAGCGAACCGACGGGATCCGGTTCGATCTCGAGGCTGCAAAACATGCCTTCGGGTTCTTCGAGGAGGTGCTGAAGCTTTCCGAAGGCCAGTTCGAGGGCCAGCCCTTCCGGCTGGAACCGAGCCAGGCCTTCATCATCGGCAGCCTGTTCGGCTGGAAACGTGCCGACGGCCGCAGGCGTTTCCGCCGCGCCTACATCGAACAGGGCAAAGGTAACGGCAAATCCCCGGTCGCCGGCGGCATCGGCCTGCTCGGGATGACAGCGGCCGGTGAAGCCGGCGCCCAGATCTATGCGGCAGCGGCCAAGCGCGAACAGGCGGGCATTCTCTTCGCCGATGCGGTGAAAATGGTCCGCCAGTCGCCCGCCCTGGCGCGGCGGTTGGAGTTTTCCGGCGGTCCCGGCCGCGAATTCAACATCGCGCACCACGCGTCGGGTTCGTTCTTCCGACCGGTGTCGCGTGATACCGGCAAGACCGGTTCGGGCCCGCGGCCCTATTTCGTGCTGGCGGACGAGATCCACGAACTGCCGGACCGCTCGATCATCGAGATGCTGGAGCGCGGCTTCAAGTTCCGCCGCGAACCACTGCTGTTCATGATCACCAATTCCGGCTCCGACCGCAATTCGGTGGCCTGGGAAGAGCACGAGCACGCGGTGAAGGTCGCGGCCGGCAACATCGATGCGCTGACCGACCCGACTTATCTCGGCGAAGTCCTCGACGACACGACTTTCAGCTATGTCTGCGCGCTCGACGAGGGTGACGACCCGCTCACCGATCCCGGCTGCTGGATCAAGGCCAACCCACTGCTGGGCGTGACCATCACGGAGGAATATCTCGCCGAGGTGGTGGCGCAGGCCCGCGCCATTCCCGGACAGCTGAACGGGATCCTGCGGCTGCACTTCTGTGTCTGGACCGATGCCGAGACCGCCTGGATGACCCGGGCAACACTGGAGCCGCTGCTGGCCGATTTCGAGCCGAAGCCCGGCACCAAGGTCTGGCTCGGGCTCGATCTCAGCCAGAACCGCGACATCACAGCGCTCGCCGCCGTGCAGCGGACCGGCGAGAAGGACGGCAAACCCTGCTTTGATGCGTGGATCGAGGCCTGGACGCCGGGCGACACGCTCGCTGCGCGCACCCTGCGTGACAAACAGCCCTACGACGTCTGGCTGGCCCAAGGATTTCTGCAGGCGCCGCAGGGCGAGAACATCAATTTCCGGCATGTGGCCCAGGCGCTCGCGGAATACGACCGGGACTACGATGTCCAGATGGTCGCCTATGACCGCTATGCCTTCCGGCGGCTGGAAGAGGACATCGCCGAACTCGGCCTCGACATGGAGTTCGTCGAGCACCCGCAGGGCGGCACCAAGCGCGGCAAGCCGACCGATGCCATGAAGCTGGCCGCCAAAAGCCAGGACCGCGAGCCGCAGGGCCTGTGGATGCCGGGCTCGGTTCGCCAGCTCGAGGAAATGATGCTCGAGGGCCGCATCCGGCTCAGACGGAACCCGGTGCTGGTCTCCGCCATCATGTCGGCGGTGATCGAGACAGACCGCTGGGACAATTACTGGCTCTCCAAGCAGAGGGCTTTG